ACAAGGGTGGTCAGCTCTTCGCGGCTGAGGACTTCGACATTAGCTTCAACCAGTACCACTACCTGCTGGAGACCCGTCTCTCCGGTGCGCTGACTCACCCGAAGTCGGCCATCATCGTTGAGCGGAAGACCGAGGCTGGTAACGTCGTCGCGGAGCCGTGATAGATGGCCAAATTCTTCGGTGAGATAGGATTTGCTACACAGGTCCAGACCGAGCCGGGAATTTGGGAAGACAAAATTGTCGAGAAGCAGTACTATGGCGACGTCTTCCGGGAAGCACGCCGCTTTGGTAGCAGCGATGAGATTCTGGGGAGTATCAACCTCAGTAACCAGATCAGCATTATTGCTGATGGATTTCTAACGGATAACATCCAGAATCTTAAGTACGTACGCTGGATGGGGGGACTTTGGAAGATCTCCTATGTGGAGCTGAAGTTCCCCCGTCTGGTTCTCGAGTTGACGGGGGTGTATAATGGACCGACGGCTAGCTCTCCATGAGAAGCTGGTAGAGATCCTCGGGTCGGATAAGGTCTATTACCAACCACTCCCGTCGCTTAAGCTCTCGTATCCGTGCATCGTATACGAGCGGCATCCGGGTGATCCGATGTACGCGGACAACCTCAAGTATATCAAAGCAAACCGGTTCCAGGTTACTCTGATCGCCCGGCATCCCGAGGACCCGACACGAACGAAGATCGAGGACCTTTTGTTCAGCCGCCATGAGTCTCGACTCGTAGCGGACAACCTCTATCACGACATCTTCGACGTCTACTATTAGGAGTTAACATGGCTGCACTTGTCTGGGATAAGACCGGTGAGCGCCGTATTGAGACTGGTGTCGACCACTGCGCACTGTATGTGTACGATCCGGCCCAGAAGACCTACGGCAAGGGTGTTGCTTGGAATGGTATCACCGCCATCTCCGAGAAGCCCGAGGGCGCTGAGGCTACTGACCTTTACGCCGACAACATTCTGTACCTCTCGATGCTCTCGGCCGAGAAGCTGAAGGCCACAATTGAGGCCTACACCTACCCCGACGAGTTCGAGCAGTGTGACGGTTCTGCCACGCTGACGAAGGGCGTCAAGATCGGTCAGCAGGACCGACTCGCCTTCGGTCTCGTCTACCGCACCAAGATCGGTGACGACGTGGCTGGCCAGGACAAGGGCTACAAGCTTCACGTCCTGTACGGCTGCAAGGCCTCTCCTTCCGAGAAGGGCTACAAGACCGTCAACGACTCTCCCGAGGCGATCTCCTTCTCCTGGGAACTGTCCACCACGCCGGTCAACGTGTCCGGCGCCAAGCCCACCTCGCTGCTGACCATCTCGTCTCTCGACGTCGACGCCACTAAGCTGAAGGCCCTCGAGGGCAAGCTGTTCGGTTCCGACGCTCAGGGTGGAGGCGGGGCTCTCGAGCCCAAGCTCCTCCTGCCGGACGAGATCAAGGCTCACTTCGCAGGCTGATATACCACACCGGGGGCTCAGAGACCTAGACTCCTGGGCCCTCGGTGCCTGCAATGCTTATAGTTTCTATCCCGGATCTCGACGGGTTCGACGAGGAGACAGGCACCTTTGTCTCCATGCCTGGCGGAATCCTGCACCTGGAGCACAACCTGGTCGCGCTGTCAAAATGGGAGTCAATCACCCATAAACACCTCATCGGTAATGACAAAGTCACCGCTGAGGAGATGGCCCTCTACATCAAGTGCATGATCACTGATGAGGAGTATGACCCGTCGCTCCTGGATAGGATTCCTCCATCTGAGGTTGATCGCATCAGCGCCTACATGGGCGACACGATGACCGCAACCACCATCCGTGAGACGGGTGGAGACTCTGGATCTGGCGAGTACACATCATCCGAGCTAATCTATTACTGGATGATTGCTTGTCAGATCCCATTCGAGTGTGAGACATGGCACATCAACCGACTACTCACACTCATTCGGGTTTGTAACCAAAAGAACCAGCCCGATAAGAAGATGTCCCAGTCCGAGATTATGGAACGGAACCGGGAACTCAATAGGGCCAGGCGAGCTAAGCTTGGCTCGAAGGGATAACAATGATCAGTCACGAAGACATTCCCGAGGAGGCGCTTGCTCCGCAGGCCCACATCGGAACTGATCCCATGGAAGACAAGGAGATTCACGTCTCCCAGACTACTGAGGTGATGAAGTGAGCGTCGCAGACAACGTACTCGCTCGGGCCGCAGCGAGGATTGGTTACTATGCACCAGACGACCCTCAGCCCGGATCCGAAGCTGGCCGATACTGGGCAGCTCGAACTGGTCAGCAGTGGCTTGCTGGACCGTCCGACTCTGTTTGGTGGTGCATGCTCTTCGTCAGCATGTGTCTGGACGAGTGCGGGCAGATTAACGCTATTGGAGGATTCTCCTTTAACACTGACTACACCGTCAACAAGGTCCGCCAGCACCCTGACGCTTACTTCGTATCAGTTTACGACGCTCAGCCCGGGGACGTCGTCATCTACAACTGGGACGGCGGCGGCACGGACCACGTCGGCTTCGTCGAGAAGAACCTTGGCGGCGGCACGCTCCAGACGATCGAGGGCAACACCTCGTCTGGCAGCTACGGCTCTCAGTCTGCTGGGAACGGTGTTTGGCGGCGTGTCCGCAATCAGTCGATCGCTTATGTGATCCGCCCAGCATATACCGACTCTCCCAGCAACACTGCTCCCGCTGGTCCTGCCGACATCCGCGCTCTGCAGCGTGCAGTTCGGGCTAACCCTGATAATGTCGCCGGGCCGAACACTCGGTCTCGCTGCTATGCTCTGGCCGCGGCTTCTAACTGGGGCGGGAAGACCTTCCCCTTCGGCGTGGCCTTCACTCAGTCCGTCGTCGGCACTGAGCAGGATGGAGTTTGGGGTGACGCTTCTGAGGAGGCTCATGACGCGACCGTCGAGGCCGTTCAGGCTGCCGTTGGCGCTGAGGTCGATGGCGTCTACGGTGCTGAGACAAATACTAAGGTGAACGCCCTGCTCGACAGGGCCGAACAGCCGTAGGAGGCTCAAAATGGCAGCGCCATACTGTACTTTAACGGGAACTATTCCTGGAGGAGAGAATGGTCGGGCTCTTGTCCGAATCGTTCCTGACGTGAAGGGCGCTACGGCTACCGTCGAAGGTGCCGTAGTCTCGATGCGCGAGCACATGGTTCGGACAGACCAGGCTGGCGCTGTCAACATCGAGGTGCTGGCTCCGGGCGCTGGAGTAACCCCCTCTGGCGCCTGGACCCACACCATCTACATTGATTCCCCAAAGTTTGACATCGTCAAGCACGTTGCTCTGACTCAGGGTGGAACGATTGACATCATGACTGCCGATCCCACTTCTGAGGTTTCCCCTCTTCCATTCGGAGGCGGAGGTGGCGGCGGTGGAGCTGGCGCACCTGGTCCTCGTGGCCCACAGGGACCCACCGGACCTAAGGGTGATCCAGGTCCTCCCGGGCCTAAAGGTGATGCTGGCGAACGTGGACCTGCCGGACCAGAAGGCCCTCGAGGGCTTCAGGGTCCACCTGGACCTGCTGGCGGTGGAGCTGGAGGGACACCTGTTCCTGGACCAGAAGGACCGCGAGGCCCTGCTGGCCCTCCTGGACCGAAGGGCGATCAGGGGATTCAGGGTCCTCCCGGACCTAAGGGTGAGAACGGTTCGGTCGGTCCTGCTGGCCCTCCTGGACCGCAGGGTCCTCCGGGACCTGCAGGAGAGCGTGGCCCCGCCGGTCAGGATGCGGTTACCCCGCAGCTCGACAAGTATCTCACCAAGGACGAGGCAGCTAATACTTATGGCGAGAAGGCTGACGTCGAGGACGCACTCCGACAGACTAACCCCTTCAAGAACGGTGCTCGGTACTACTCTCCGGTAACCTACTACTGGCCTGACTACTACCAGGACGGAAAGCCTGGGCAGTTCTCAAAGTGGGCACAGACTCTGAAGTTCCGGGACAACCTTGGATACGTCATCCTTAACCGCAACAGCGGTGACTGGGAGGCGCAGGAGGTAGACTTCCAGAAGCAGGGAGAGCTGGCTCTCGGAGCCGGAGCAAAGAAGGTTCTGTTCTACATCAAGACTCAGTACGGCGCAGCTATCAATCCCGATGCCGAGGATAACCGAGGTATTCCTAATGCATCCAAGTTCACCAAGGAGTACATCCTTGAGCAGCTGAAGCGAGCCAAGCACTGGTATGGCGATCTTGTCCAGGGCGTCTTCCTCGACGAGGTAATCAACGGATGGGATGCCCGGAAGGACCGCCTTCCGTGGTACAAGGATCTGATCGACACGATTCGCCGAGAGAACGGCCTGGACTTCGTGATTGCGATCAACACCGGATCCAACATCTCACAGGAAGTGTGCAACCTCGACTTCGACGTCTGTATGATGTTCGAGGGGACGGCGACCAAGTTCCTACAGGAGGATCCGACTTCGCCGATTCTTCCGGACCACATGAAGGCGTATCCGTCCACTCGCTGGTGGGCTGTGGTGCACTCCGTCACCTCCGAGAACTACCAGAAGGTCTTCGACAAGGCGGACAACCTCGCGATCAGCCACCTATACGTTACCGACGGCTTCCTTGTCGAGGATCCTCAAAATGGTGGTCAGTGGCACCCAGTTGGCAACCCGTACGAGAACCCCCCGGGCGCCGAGATCCGGGAGCTGATCATTCCTTGGCTCAAGGGGTACCTGAAGCTCAAGCTGAAGGTCGACAACCTCAAGATCCCAGAGGTCCCGAAGATGATCGTCCTCGGACCCGATGACCCGGTGCCTGCTGGGACTCCGTCCGGGACGGTGATTGTTAGGCGGGCCAAGTAATGGCTAGCGTATTCCCAGTAATTGGATCCTGGTGGGGAGGTAACGGCGCTCGAATAGGCGATGGGCGACTGATCCGAAAGGGATCCAGTTCTACTCCATTCGAGTCTGCAGCCTACACTGTCGGCGATCGAAAGTGGACAGTCGAGATAACGTATACGGCGGATAGCGATACCCAGATCGCTATGCGGGCCAACTGGTTCCTGGCTGGTAAGCAGAAGACTGATAAACAGGACTTCATTACCACTTGGAACATCCGTGCTGGATCCAACGCCGCCGTCAAGTTCGACTTCGAGCTTCCAAATAACGCCTATCCAATGTGGACGCCATCCATTGCGGTTCCGGGTACGGCTCAAGACATTACTATCCACAACTTCAACGTCTATGAGACGCCCAAACCGGGTTTACATGTTCATGTAGCTACCGGTAGCGGATCTGAAGCTAATGGTTTCGGTACTACTTCTCTACGAAGTACCGGTGCTGAAATCGGTGACCTTATAATTGTATTCTATGCTTCACAGTTTGGAGACACCAAAGCCAGGCCTCCTGCTGGCTGGGATTTCCAATACAACCGTGACGCCGGTGGGCGATCTGGGTATGTAGCTGTAAAACGGGCTACAAAAGCTGATCTTGATGGCGACTTTAAGTTCAATAGTGACGTTGCCACCAATGCTAGAGAGAACTTCGTCTTATTCTCGATCGGCGGGGTATCCAACTATAAGATACATACCTGGCAACCAGGCATTCCTGCGCTAGATAAGACCAAGAAAAATCTAGTAGCTGTACAATACCATGCACCGTCTTCTCGAGATGAACCAGTATGGTATCCCTCAGGTACCGACCCAATCGCTAGAGGCGGTAAGCGTAACCGAGGATCCTCATGGTCAATGACCATCGGGGCACTAGCTTCTTCAGTTAAGGACTCATATGGCGCCAAAGCATATGCCTGGGTGGAACTTGAAGAGGAGAACCCCGAACCTCCAGCTGTAGTCGTACCTGGTATAGAGATTACCGATTCTGGAAATTCCAATCCGGTATTCGTGTATTGGAACGGGGAACTGCAGCCGTCTACCATGCGTGCCGTACCAAGAGGATACGCTGATATACACACAATGATGGATACTCGTGGGTTCCTCATCGCCCACCGAGGAGGATCCGTTAGCTGGCCCGAGGCCTCCATGCGAGCATACACCAATGCGGTTATGTTCGGAGCAGGGGCTTTGGAGGTCTCATGCCAGAAGACGAAGGATGGGGTATGGTTCCTGAACCACGACCGCACCCTCCAGCGTGTGGATAAGACGGCTCCAGATACCCCCGTCACCGAGATGACATGGGCGGACATCCAGAAGTACCATACCATCGGAGAGCCATTCATGACTGTCGAGGAGTACTTCGCCGCCTATGGGTCCAGTCACATCACTGTCCTGGATCCGAAGTACTCGGCTGCTGAGTGGCAAGATCTAAAGAAGTTCTTCCCGACGGATGCCCAAGGGCGAATCATCTGGAAGTTCTCGATCGATGCTGGATGGCTGGCCAATCAGTGGAAGTCTGACGGATGGAAGTGCTGGGGGTATTCCTACCCGGATCAGGTTACTGACGGTCGGATCAACGAGTGGCACAAGCCCTGGGATTACATTGGTATGTCCTGGGAAGCCAGCGATGAGGTTTGGCGACGAACTACCGCCCTTGGCAAACCGGTATGGGGTCACATCTGCCCGACAAGGCAAGCGTACGATGACGCCCTAGCCAAGGGCGCTGTCGGATGCATGGTCTCCGGAGTGGCCAACATCTACTCCGAATCTCTAGTCTAGGAGAATCATGATTACGATCGAGAGCCAGGGAGACTGGAAACTCACCAGGAATTGGTTTGACAGAATGACGAAGTTAGACCTGGCTCTGATCATGAATCAGTTCGGCAAGGAGGGGGTTTCTGCTCTCAAGGCGGCGACCCCCTCCAGGTCGGGCGAGACTGCAGCCAGCTGGAACTACGAAGTCACGAGAACCGGTGAAAACTGGAAGATCACCTGGACAAACTCACATGTAAACAACGGCGTAAACATCGCCGTCATCTTGCAATATGGCCACGGTACTCGCAATGGTGGGTATGTCGTCGGCCGAGACTACATCAATCCCGCTATCAGGCCCGTATTCGACAAGATAGCGAAGAAGGCCTGGAAGGAGGTCACTAAGTAGTGGCAACTATTGACGAGCGGGTAGTCTCGCTCAAGATGAATAACAAGCAATTCCTGTCCGCAATCAAGGAATCCGCGTCCGGCATGGACAAACTCAAGGAATCCTTGAAGCTTCAAGGTGCCGCTGACGGCCTATCTCGAGTCGGAGAGATTGCTAAGAACACCACACTCGGTGACCTGGCGACGAAGGCTCTCGACATCGGCAAGAACATGACCGTCATGCAGGGTCTTGCCGTCACCGCATTCGGTGGAATCGGTGTCGCAGCACTAAACGCGGGTCGAAGTGTGGTTTCTGGTTTCATCGGAACCATCAAAGATGGCTTTAATGAGTATGAGCTCAAAATGAGAGCCATTCAGACCATTATGGCCAACACAGTTGAGAAGGGGACCACCCTCAGCGAGGTTAAAACATCTCTGGCCGAGCTGAACACCTATGCAGACAAGACGGTCTATAGCTTCAGTGATATGACTCATGCCATTGGTCTGTTCACCGCAGCTGGTGTCGATCTTCAGACATCCGTGGCATCAATTAAGGGTCTGTCTAACCTCGCAGCGGCCTCGGGTTCAACTGCCCAGCAGACAGCAACTGCATACACCCAGCTTTCTCAGGCTATCGCGGCTGGCGCAGTCCACCTTCAGGACTGGAACTCGCTAGTCCAGGCAGGTATGGGCGGTGAGTCATTCAGGAATGCCCTTATCGAGACCTCCCGAATGCTGGGAACTGGCTACGATGAGGCTATTGCTAAAGACGGAAACTTCCGAGAGTCTCTCAAGGAAGACTGGCTTACTGCTCAGGTCATGACGACCACCCTTACCGCCTTGACGAACGACCTCTCTGAGTCTCAGCTCGTCGAGATGGGTTATTCTGAGGAGCAGGCGCACAAGCTTAAGCAGTTTGCTCAGGGTGCTTTTGATGCCGCAACTAAGATTCGAACCTTTAGCCAGCTAATAGACACGACCAAGGAAGCCATCGGTTCCGGATGGGCCGAGACGTTCGAGATTCTCTTTGGCGACTTCGAAGAGGCATCAGTCCTGTTCACGTCAATTGGTGATTGGCTCGGCGCGGTCATCAAGTCTAGCGCAGATGCTCGAAACGGGTTTCTACAGATGTGGAAGGACCTTGGCGGTAGGACGGCTCTAGTTCAGGGGTTAGCGAACATCTTCGGGGCTATAGTTAAGGTACTCGGCCAGATCGGTACCGCCTTCCGCCGTGTGTTCATGAATGCCACGGCAGAAGGTCTAGTTCGCATCACTAAGGCATTCGCAGACTTCACGTCGAAGCTCATCATTACGAATAATTTCGCGGATAAGCTAGAGTGGACATTTACTGGACTATTCTCCATCTTCCACATCTTCGCCACAATCCTAGGCGAAGTTGCGCAAGTTATCTTCACGGTAGCCTCGCATATCATCAGTGCACTATTCCCAGCATTCACTGGGATTAACTCGGGTGTATTTCAGATCACAAAGGTTCTCGGTAAGGCAATCTACTGGTTTGACCAGTGGTTTACCAAGCTGGATCTTGGTGGAAAGGTACTAAAACTTCTTCTCCCGCCAATTGACCTAGTCGGTAAAGCTATCAAATGGGTCGTAGACAAGATCCATGACTTCATCATGTGGATTGACTTCACAGGGAAAGTCCAGAGTGCAGGACAAGGACTCAAGAATCTTGCCTCGAAGTTTGGGCTCATCAAGGATGCGCTGAAGAACTCGGTTGTCGGTCAACAGTTCTCTGCTGCTATGGATTCTATCCACAGTGGCATCGATAAGGCTAAGAACAAGCTCCACGAATTCGGAGAGACAGTCGGCAACAAGCTAAAGGCTAAGCTTACCTCTGGAAAGTCGGCTCTGTCTGACTACTTCAAGGGTTTTGACTTCAGCGGTATGACCTCATCTGAGGCTATTGTTGCAAAACTTGGTGAGAAGTTCGACGAACTGGGCAATAAGCTAAAGATTTCCGAAAAGGTCCAGTGGCTCAAGGAGAAACTTGTTGAGCTGAAGGACGCCCTTGTCGATACCTGGAACACTATTCAAAATAGTAGTGTTTGGGACCACCTTGGGAAGGCCTTCTCGGACATCGGCGGTAAGGTCAAGGAAGTGGCCGTCTCTTTCCGCGACTGGGTCAACGGCCACGGCGAGGTAAAGGCCAAGGCTAAGGAGGCGGCTGGCGCTGTCTCGGAGGTCGGTACGGCTGCTGCTCAGGCCGCTAAGGAGACAGGTCAAGCGGCGAAGGAGAACTTCCTTAAGAAGTGGTTCGAAGACATTAAGCAGGTAGCTCGAGCCGTCCACCTTCCGGAACTCTTCGACACTATCAAGCAGAAGTTCGTTGAGTTCAAGGACTTCGTGGTTAACACCTTCGCACCTAAGGTGAAAGAAGGCGCTAAGAATGCATTCGGCTCTATCGGTAATGCCATGAGCCAGGCAAACTCCAACCTCAAGTCCTATGACATGGGCAAGATCCTTGTCGGGGCCATTGGCGGTGGAGTGCTTATTGCCTTTACTCGATGGATCAACTCTTTCAAAGAGAACTTTGACAAGATTGGAAATGTCGCCGATAAGCTCGGCAATATCTTCGATAAGCTTGGCGGAGTCCTTGAGGCATTCGAGCAGAAGGTAAAGGCCAAGGCACTTCTTACGATCGCAATTGCACTAGGCGTACTGGCTGGAGCACTGATCCTGATGTCTCTGGTCCCTGCGCCGAAGCTCCTCGTCACCCTGGCTGTTCTGAAGTACCTCTTCAAGATGATGGACGACATGCTTGAGTCTATGACCAAGATGGTAGCCTTCAAGAACGACAGCGTTCGTATTGTGGCTATGCTCATTGCTATGGGTGCTGCTATGATTCTGATGGCGACGGCTGTCCGGATTCTTGCCGGAATGGATCTCAAGGGTGCTGTAGTCGGTCTTGCTGCCATGAAGATCCTGATGATGACCATGCAGGAGTTCATGACCAAGATGGCTGCCACCAAGGGGGTCGAGAAGGGCGCTGGAATTCTTCTTGCTCTTGCTGCATCCTGTGTTATTCTGTCTCTAGCAGTATACACTCTTGGGTCCATGGATACCGGTAAGGCTATCCAGGGGGTCATAACCCTTGCAGCGGTTGTGGCGATCCTGTCTGGGTTTATGATGGTTGTTAGCAAGGACCCCTTCATGGGTAAGGGTGCCGCGATTCTCCTTTCACTGGCTGTCTCATGTAATATCCTTGTGGCCGCTATCTGGATGCTCGGGACGATGGACACCGGTAAGCTCCTGCAGGGAGTTATTGCTCTTGGCGTGATCATTCTTGAGCTTTCGGTGGCTATGGCAGTTGCGGGGAGGGCTAATGCCCGAGGGGCGGCCGCAATCATCGCTATGTCGTTGGCCGTTATGGTCTTGACTGGCGCGGTTGCCATTCTTGGTAACATGGATATCATGACTCTGGCCAAGGGTCTAATCGCTCTGGCTGCGGGTCTAGCTATCTTAGCTATCTCAATGGCTGCTGCCGACGCCTTCAAGACAGGCGCCATTGCACTGGGCATTGCATCAATCGCGTTCCTGGCCCTGGCCTCAGCGATGAAGACCCTATCCGGGATCACTTGGACCCAGCTAGCTATTGGCTTGATTGCTCTTGCTGGTGGTATGCTGATCCTGGTGGCTGCAGCGGCTGGTGCTCAGTACTTCGCAGTGGGCATGATCGTACTCACCGCGGCTCTACTCGCACTGGGGCTAGCCCTACTCCCCATTTCAATCGGTATGGCGGCCTTTGCTGCTGTATTGGGTATCTGTGCCACCACTGGTGCTGCGGCATTCCTGGTCTTGACCGAGGGTCTGAAGCAGCTGGCGGCGATTCTACCCCAGGTGGCGATTGATGTGGCAAACGCCATTGCCAACTTCATCATCACTCTAGGGGCTAAAGCCCCCGAACTTGCGGTGGCTATGGCGCAGCTTCTTGGGGCGATTATCTATGCCATCAATGCCAATATCCCAGGCATTGTGGCTACGCTGTTCATCCTGATCCAGGCGATGCTCACCGAGCTGGCTAACCACGCCTATGAGTTCGGTGAGAAGGGCGCTACTATCCTGGCAAACTTCCTGAACGGAATTGCTGACAACATCGGCAAGGTCATTGACGCTGCCACAAATGTCATTCTCAATTTTCTGGATGGAATTGCTCGGAATGGGCCTAAGATCATCGACAAGGGTATGTGGACTGTACTCAAGCTTCTTGAAGGTGTTCGCGATGCTATTAACAAGTACGCTCCTCGTTTCAACAAGGTTGGTCGAGAGATTGCTTGGGCTATTGTCGACGGTATGACCAACGGTCTCGCATCCAAGGCCTGGAGCTTCGGTGAGTCTATGCTGAACGTAGCCAAGAAGGGCTACAACAAGGTCAAGAGCTACTTCAAGATCCACTCTCCTTCTCGACTGATGATGGAACTTGGAGGATATGTCGGTGAGGGTCTTGCTATAGGTATCGAGGATACTGGTGATCGTGTTGCTGATGCCGGCGGTAGTATGGCTGGCGCAGCTTACGACGCTATGTCAAAGGCGCTCGACGGAGTAAACGAACTCATCGAGGACGACCCATCCTTCAAACCGGAAATCAAGCCTATTCTGGACCTCACCGAGATGCAGAAGCAGGCTAAGGGAATCAACAACTTCCTTCCCGCCATCGGAGTCACAGCTCAGGCAGCTAATGCGGCTCGACCTGCTGCTCCGATCGCCGTTGACAATTCTGACAAGAATAGTCAAAATGGTGTTACTAACATCACATTCAACCAGACCAACAACTCGCCTGAGGCGCTGGATGCGGCGACTATCTACCGCAATACCAACACTCAGCTTGCAATGGCAAAGGACAAGTTGACACTATGATCTCAGAGATCTCGTCCACGACAAAGTCGGGGGATCGTCTAACCATCGACATCACGAACCCCTACGAGTCGGGGGTCGCGGTCAAGGAGATTACTGGTCTGGGGCCAGTAAAGGCGGACATCAGTACTGATGGATTCGCCCTACTGGACGGAGCGTTCCTTAAGGGGATCAGGGTTGGTACTCGTACTGTGGTGCTGACTCTGATCCCCTGGGGGACCGACATTCAGGAACTCCGACTCAAGTGCTACTCCCACTTCGGAGTCGGGGAGACCATTACTCTCGGTGTGACAACCGACTGGCTTAACGTGCACTCCGACTTCATTGTCGAGTCCGTCGAGCCAAACATCTTCTCTGAGCGGCAGGAGATCCAGGTCTCCCTTCTCGGGCTGGACCCGTATTGGAAGTCCTCCGCTACTCAGATTCAGAAGGTTGTGGGCTTCAACGACAACACGCCAACCTTCGAGTTCCCATTCTTCTCGCAGGACAACCGCAAACTTAAGTTCGGCGACATGACCAACTCCTCGGGTAAGGATATCCGATACCTCGGTGATTACCCGGCTGGTGTCACAATCACCGTCGAATTCCTTGGTACGGTTAGCAACCTTATCCTGAGTAACACGACCTTCAACGAGACAATGTCCATCTCTCGAGCGGGGAACTTCTACGCCGGAGAAAGTATTGTTGTCGACACTCGTCCCGGCAAGAAGTCGATCACTCACCAGGCTCGAGGAAGGAAGTCATACATCACTGGCGTTCTGGCGCCAGGTAGTACCTGGATTCAGATGCATCCGGGAATCAACACGATCGCCCTTCAGTATGCTGGAGGCGTTGATGATGTGAACGTCTCTATGGAATACGATACACTTTATAGGGGGATCTAATGCAGCTGTTCTTCGCGTTCCTTCATAACTACAATTCTTGGATTGAGGTTCCGAATAACTTCTACTCCCTCAACTGGACTGAGCGGGCATATGACTACGGCCAGTTCGAGCTCCAGCTCTACTCAGATCAGCCTGGATATGAGTATAGTCTCGGGAACCTGTTCATTCGAGACGACACTTCGACCGCCATGGTCATCGAGACCGCTACGGTGAAGCAGGAGGATGACGGGGTATATCTCCATAAGTACACCGGACGGTCTCTTGAGTCGATATTTGAGTGGAGAGTCCTACCCCATAGGCAGTGGATTGAACCTGATGCAAATGGTCAGTTCAATGCTCAGATGACGGCTGAAAACTTGGCCCATGCTCATCTCGGGAAGGATGCGGAAGCTGATCGTAGGATCAACAACTTCAACTTTCACCGAGAGACTCGAGTGTCGCAGATGGCCTACGTCAACGACACTGGTCAGAAGATCCAGGATGGTAAGTGGATCATCTACGACCGAGCTCCTATCGCTGATATGTTTAAGAACGTCTTGTCGGCGTGTAAGCCGAATGGATATTCACTGTTCTATAAAATCAAACTAGAGAACCAGGGTATCCACTGCTATGTGACTGCCCCTCGGCTTATCCAGACGATCACGCTCGCTCAGGAGAACGACAACTTCTCAGACTTCGAGTCGGTGGACTCGATCGTCGACAAGAAGAGTACGATCTACGAGGTCTTTGATACTGGGGACGTGGATCTGAAGTGGATCGCAGACGGTAGTACGCATACTCGAGCGCACACTCTGCGTTCTGAGAACCCGATCACTCGACGAGAGGTCTTATGGGATAATACTCAGGTGCACAAGCCGTACTCGATCAAGGACTGGAAGGCGCTCACCCCTCTTCAGAGGAAGCATATTTCATCTCTGAGTGAGGTATGGTACCCCTTCTGGGTTCTGGACGCGATGTTCCCGAAGTATACTCCACTCAAGATGATCTCGGGAAAGATCAACAGCTTCTCTAACGTTGAGTACCGAACTGGCTTTGACGTTGGCGATATCTTCTACTACGTCCCCTCGGGCAGCAACGCAGAACCAATTGAGTGCCAGCTGACTGAGATGACGGAGTCATGGTCCAGTAGCGGGTTCTCTCGGGTTCCCACTATCTCAATGTCGTCTCGTACTAAGTGGAATGGTGACGGCTTCCGTATTGACTTCACTCGCGGTGGCCCTGGAGAGGTCATTGCTCCTCGAGAAAGGGATTAATGTATGGCCATTTCTAGTGGTTTCTACAACTCGGTGAATGGTGACCGGACATACGATGCGGACCAGTTCGGATCGCTCTTCGACGGGATTATCGCACCGGGTATCTTCCCCAACGTGGGAGACAAGTTCCGAGTCCGCCCAACCAACAACGGTATGTCCGTATATGTCGGTGCGGGTAAGGCTTGGTTGAATAACCGATGGGTAGAGAACTCCGGCGACGAGACGGTCGCTATCACGGGTTCTCACGCAACACTGGACCGAATCGATCTCGTGTGTATTGAGGTCGATCGCTCTAAGGGCGTCCGCGGCGCCAAGATCAAGGTCGTTCAGGGAACCCCCGCAGTCACCCCTCTGATCCCGAATGTTGGAGATAGTGGTGACCGACAGACCTTTGCCCTGGCCCAGATCAAGGTAATCAAGAACTCTCGACAGATCGTTGCCGAGAACATCATCAACCTTGTGGGTAGCGCTCGTACTCCTTATGTTCGCGGCCCTCTCGAGACGATCAACCTGGACTCACTCCAGGCCAAGCTCCAGGGTGAGTTCAACACCTGGTTTGACTCGGTTCGAGATGCCCTGGCTAACGCCGGGGGTAACACCTCGACCGACGTTGCCAACCTCAAGGTGAGCGACAAGAACCAGAACGAGCGTATCCAGGCCGTCGAGGGTCGAGTCGCTGGGACTGAGCTCAACATCACCAAGATCAACGAGAAGTTCGCCAACTCAGGGTCTGTCTATGGGATGCTGAACGACTCGAACGTTGGTGTCCACAACTCAATCTACCGAGGAGCTTCTCTTGGTAACTCAGTGACACCCTACCTCCAGGCGATTCGAAGCGGATCATTCTCGGGACTATACCTTGGTGACTACTGGACATATTCTGGTGTTACCTGGCGAATCGTAGCATTCAACTACTTCATGAACATCGGTGAGCCACCCTTCCGCCAGAATCACATTGTGGTTGTCCCTGACCGGTCACTGTTCCGAGAGGCTTGGTCGACTACTATCCCGGATCAGCGCTCGTACGTCGACTCGACACTGAACCAGTCCACTATGACGCAGGCCAGTCGTATGGCTGAGTCCCTGTTCAACCGGTCCAACATGGTCGGCGTCTGGACTCGAGTCGCTACCGGGTATGACGGGAACGGAGCAGTCAGGGACTGGAGATGGTACAACCCGCACATCAATATCATGGACGAGGCCATGCTCTGGGGAACGTCGATCTTCAACGATCCCATCGCCAAGGGTATGCACCACAACCAGTTCCCCGCCTTCAGGCTCAACCCCGCCCTTGTTAACATTGAGGAGGAGTACTGGCTTCGTGAGCGTGCCTCGGCTCAGACCGCGGTCTACATGAAGTCCACGGGCCAGTTCTCCCACGCCCCGATTAACTATTCCCTCGGGGTCCGTCCCTATCTAGCGATCGGTTAACATGCAGCACTTCGGATTCAACCCACTGCTCGATATCGTTCTTGCGATATTCTTGTCAGTACTGGGATCTTCCGGGATGTGGGCTTGGATCATGAAGCGAAGTGAGCGGAAGTCCGCCACATCAAGGCTTCTGCTCGGAATGGCCCATGACCGGATTGTATATGTCGGGAAGACATATCTTCATCGAGGATTTCTGACCCTCGACGAGTATGAGGACTTCATGAAATATCTTGTCGAGCCCTATTCCGAGTTCGGGGGAAATGGGCTTGCTGAGAAGATCGTGAATGAGGTCAAGAATCTTCCTGTCGTCCCCACCCCTAGACCCCCGACAAAGAGGAAAACCAATGGCTAAGCACCTTCAGGAGAGCAAGTTGAACAACAAGTCCTACGATATCCTCAAGTGGGTTGCGCTGGTCGCCCTTCCGGCTACCTCTGCGCTCTACCTCACACTGGCGGCTCTGTGGCACCTGCCTCACCCGACTGAGGTCGCTGGGACGATCGCCGCGATCGACACCTTCCTGGGTGTGCTTCTCGGTGTGAGCTCCACCAAGTACCAGGGTACCCAGCCCTCCGGAGCCCTTCACGTGTCTGAGGACCAGGGGATTCACGCCACCTTCGACCAGGGCGTCGCCGAGATGCTCCGAAACGGGAAGGTGACGCTGGACGTCAAGCAGGTCTAAGCGAGAAAAACCTGCGGTATAATGAACCCCTAGAAAGGAGCCACACCCATGAAGAACCCTGACCCCATTCAGCAGACAATTGAAGCTGCTCTGAAGGAGGCCGAGCTTCACGATCCCTCTAGTGAGGACTACACCACAATTGCTCGAAACGTCGAGACTCTTGCAAAAGCCAAAGCCCTTGGCGAGAGCAAGAAGCTCAGCAAAGACGCAATTCTCGGTGCAGCTACCTCACTGGCAGGTATCGTAGCCGTCCTCCAGTACGAGCGACTTGCAGTCGTCAGCTCGAAGGCGTTCGGTTTGATCATGAAGGTTAAACCCTTCTGAGATTCGCCTGGCCCCCTGTGCTATACGCATGGGGGGCTGGGCTTATCTTTTTTTTTTTCGCGTAAAAAACGGGCTCTATATTGAAACCCGTCATAGAAAGGACACTCTCATGAACCTCTCTCCCGCCGCTGCACAGGCCGCCCTCGACTACGCCGAGGAGCTTGCTGCTACTGGACTGAGCTCTGAGCAGTACGACCACTACTACCTCTGACACAGTTCTAGATCCCGCCATGGGATCTAGGCTTATCTTTTTTGTCTAATCACACCAGTCACAGGAGTCGCAGAATTAACACACTGTATATTGAAGACCCTTAGAAAGGAACCACAATGACCACCCTCCTCGCTCTTGTCGTTGCTCCCTTCGTCGTCATCGGCACCCTGCTGATTGTCGCCGAAATGTTCGGCAAGAAGAAGACCTGGAACTTCTGATCCTACCACCTTCCAGCCAAAGATCCCGCCATGGGATCTAGGCTTATCTTTTTTTTCGCAAATATAACCTGCCCTATATTGAAGATCCTACGAAAGGAAAGACCATGCTCTACATCGCCCTTATCCTCGTTACCATCCTCAGCATCTTCTTTGCTGTTGCTCACGAAGAGCAGAAGCACACCTCCTACACCCTTAGGAACCGTGTGTGGAAGCTCGAGAATGAGAACGCGAAGTTGCGTGCTGAGACGATGACTGACGACGAATGGAATGCGATGGTGGAACAGGCTCTCGCCAACATCCACTGATCCCACCTCTATACCCCGCCATGGGGTATAGGCTTTCCGCGAGAAAAACCATGCCTTATATGAGACCCCTCTATTTGAAAGGAAACCCTCATGACTGAGACCACCGACACCTCCGTTGAGACCAACGAGAAGATCGTCGAGTTCAAGTTCAACAAGGACGCTGTCCTGCCCGCTATCAAGCGCAACTCCAAGAAGTTGATTGCTGGCGCCGCTGTATTTGCAGCCGGTACCGCTCTCACCCTCATGGCGTTCCGCTCGGTTCCGGACACGGACGAGCCCGAAGAGCTTGAGCACGATGACCTCGATGAGCTCGACGAGATCGAAGCCTCTGAAGAGACCGACTGAGACCTCATCCTATATCCCGACTTGGGATATAGGCTTTTCTAAGGAGTACATATGGAATTCGGACAGTGGCTTGGTATCTACGGCCTTCTCATGCTAATCTGGCTCGAGCTTCGTGAGATTCGAAAGAAGATGAAATACCCGCGAGAAAAACCGGTCCTATATTGAAACCCCTCCGTTTGAAAGGACCACCCTCATGACTCGCATCATCGTTTCTGTCATCAAGAGCGCTGTTTTCATCCTCGGAATTGTTCTCGCCTCCTGCTTTATTGGTAGGGGTGCGAACAGCAGGATGAAGCACGTTGTTGGTGTTCAGCAGCGTTTCATCGCGCGCCGTGATCGTAAGATCAACCGCTGGTAATTCAGCACTATACCCCGACTTGGGGTATAGGCTTTTCCTCGAGAAAGGAGCACACATGTTCGAGGAACCACCGATCTACTACATCCTGATCAGCCTCATCTTCCTGATCGTCTTCGGAGCCATCAGCTTTGCCACCTGGATGGTTTGGCTGACAGCCATCTCTTTCTTTGCCAAGCTTGTGGTGACCGCGATCGGTTTCCTGCTGGCGGCTATGACAGTCATCCTCTACACGATCTCGGCGGAGTGATATGTTAGTCGTACTTCTCGGTCCAAGTTGTTCAGGCAAGTCCACATTCCAGAAGGAGCTGGTTGAGAATGAGGGATACCATGCAGTCCGCACTGCAACGACCCGACCTAAGCGTGTGGGAGAGGACCTATCTTCCTACTACTTCCTCAAAGATCAAAGCTTTGCTGAATGGGAAGTACGGGGTGACCTCCTTTGCGTCGAGACCTTCCGAGGCTGGCGATACGGAGTTCCTCGAGAAGAACTCGTTCGTCGTGCATCCATCCCTAATCGGGTTGTCATCCTCACACCCGGAGGTGTCATGGAACTCCTATCACGACACACAGATATCATCACCGCCGATGCGCTGTCCATCCTATACCTTGGCGTCGATGGAGCAACGGGAGAGGCTCGAGCATGCAAGCGAGGAGATTCTCGACGAGAGTACCTTAGACGCATGGCGGCGGACTCTATCGACTTTCGCCACTACCCTCGGGAGAATGGTGTTTGGGAGTTTACGCCGGATTATATCCTGGATTGCATCAACAATCCGCAGAACTACAAACTGAAGCCCCGTCTCAAGCGAGTTGAAAGGAAGCACAAGTGAGTATCATCTGGTGGACTCTGTATCTTATCGTGGCGATTTCTATCGTCATCCTTTGGATCAATATCATGACTCTCATTGTTCGAGTCTTCACCTACATCTTTAAGTCTGAGTGGTGCAAGGTCAAGGTTATTCAGGGTCCTCCTGGACCTAAGGGAGAACCCGGTGAGCGCGGTCCTCGAGGATACGATGGCGAGCAAGGTCCTCGTGGGGACTTTGTTATCACGTCTGACCTCAGGCGAGAGATTGATCGAACTATCAAGCAGCAGGGCGTTCTGACTCGCAAGGACATTGAGTCTCTCATTCGTATGGAGGTAGCTGCTCACCTCAGCAAGCTCGAGATCTCTCGTACGACATATCCCGGTCTGGGTAAGGAAGAGACCAAGATTCAGATGAAGGAGGACAAGTGATTAATGCGAACGGTGTTACGCAATTCTTCAAGGCAAACGCTCCGGCTATTCTCACGGCCTCGGCATGCGTCGGGACCGTTGCTACGGCCATACTCACAGCGAAGTCTACTACGCTCGCAGTCGAGAAGATCGCAGACTACTGTGAAGCCAATCTTCGCTCACCCGAAGACCTCTCGTGGAAGGAGAAGTTCGCGGTATCATATCGAGTATATATTCCCCCGGCCATCTCAGGCGTATGCACTCTGGTATCGATCATCGCGGCGAATCGTATTCAGTACTCTCGTGGAGCGGCGTTCGCACTGGCTTACACAGGTTCGGAGGCGGCGTTTAAGCGATATCGAGAAGCGGTGGCGGACGTGGTTAAGCCGAAGGACCGCGAGAAGATTAAGGCCCGCGTTGCAGAGAAATCGGTTCAGGCAGCTGGTGAACCACGTACCGGAACTATTCTTGTGGCCGGGGGAGGGGACGTTCTCTGCTATGACATCTTCTCGGGCCGGTATTTCAAGTCCGACATCGAGTCAATCCGCCGAGTCGAGAACAACATTAATGGGCAGCTCAACCTTGAGTGCTACGCTTCCCTCAACGAGTTCTACAATGGCCTTGGACTTCCGCCCATTGCAGCCGGTGAACTGGTTGGATGGTCCGAACCGAACTCCCTCTCTGTCGAGTTTGGTTCTCAGCTCACTGAGAAGGGTGAGCCTGTCCTGACGGTCGACTTCCTGGTCGCCCCGAAGGAAAACTACTTCAAGATCAACTGAAAGGAAACCCTCTATGTTCTCCCACATCATCCGCGTCCGTGGTATCTTCGACGACGAGCCCACCACCAAGAAGCTCTACTTCCACATGTCTCGCCGTGAGATGTTCGACTTCATCAAGCGGTATGACAATGTGACCAACTTCGAGAAGTGGCTCCAGGCTGCTATCGACAACGAGGACCTCTACACCATGATGAAGTTCTTCGACGACCTCATTGGTACCTCGTATGGTGAGCGCCAGGGTGAGCGTTTCGTCAAGTCCGAGCAGATCAAGGAGTCTTTCCTCAACTCTCCGGAGTACGAGGAGCTCTTCGACCAGCTCATGGACAACCCGGGTCTTGTCCGGGAGTTCTACAACGGTATCCTGCCTGAGAAGATCATGAAGCAGGTCCAGCAGGATCCCAAGTACAAGGAGCTCGACGACAAGCTCAAGGAGACTGAGCTCAACAACCTCTGATCCATATTTGGGGGCCCTGGAGAAATCTGGGGCCCCCACCTCCTTGAAAGGGGCCACCTTGGCTAACGCACCAATCCGACCGAACCTCCCATCCAATAGCAAGCTCCCTGAGCGCAAGAAGGTCGAGCAGGTCACCACTGCCACCGTCACCAAGAAGAAGTCTAGCTTCGGAACGAAGGCGGTATCTGCTTTCGTTGGAGAGGATATTCACAATGTCGGCGAGTATCTACTTTACGATGTTACGATCCCTGCTATCAAGAACACACTCTCGGATCTGGTCTCTCAGGGCATCGAACGTCTCCTCTTCGGAGAGTCTTCTCCTCGAGCTCGCAGCTCGTCCGGGGGGTCCCGTGTCTCCTACGGATCATATTCTCGACCAGGCTCAGCACCAGGCAATCGCCGAGACGCTTCTCCTCGTACACGTCGATACCATGATTTCTCAGAGATCGAGCTCGAGTCCAGAGATGAAGCTTATCTCGTTATCGACCGACTCGGAGACATCATCGAGGAGTACGGTCTTGCCACCGTCGCCGATCTCTACGATCTCTGCGGTATCACTACCGAATACACTGACGAGAACTGGGGCTGGACTTCGGCCCGGTACATGTCGGTGATCCGTAGCCGTCGTGGCTACATGCTTCAGCTCCCGAAACCTGACCACATCAATGCACGATGAATCCTCAGCAAGTGCGGCTTGAGCTTATCGCCGCCTATCCATTCTCAGACAAGTGGCGTCGCCGTGTTGAACGCATGGAAGACGACCAGGCAATTGCAATCTACCTTCGACTCAAGGAAGCAGGACGTATCAAATGAATCTCGGAATTGTTACTCGTCTCGCCGGACGCGCTGGACTTGTACTCAGCAAGCACGCCCCAACCATTCTGACCGCCGCTGGTACCGTTGGCTTTATCGGCACCACGGTTCTCGCCTCCAAGGCCACTCTCAAGGTTGAGGAGACTCTCGCTGAGGAGACCGCACTTCTCGTCAAGGTCCACGAGGCCCACGAGGACGGAAAGCTCACTGACAAGGATGCCACTCGGGACAAGGTTATCCTCTACACCCGAATGACCACCAAGCTCGCGAAGCTTTATGCCCCCGCCCTGATTCTTGGGGCGGCCTCTATCGCCTCGCTGATCACCGGCCACGGCATCATGCTGAAGCGCAACGCCTCTCTCGCTGCAGCTTATGCCGCTGTTGACCAGGCCTTCAAGACTTACAAGAAGAAGGTCGAGTCCAAGTTCGGTAAGGACGCGGTGCTGGATGCCATCGTGTCTGTCGCTGATGAGGACCTCACCAAGGACGAGATGACTCTCGAGGCCATCTCTGCTGTCGACGGAGTCTCGCCCTATGGCGTTATCTTCGACGACGAGAACGTCAACTGGTCCGCTGATGAGGACCTGTCTATGCTGCACCTCAAGTGCCAGCAGCAGTACGCGAACGATATTCTTCAGACTCGTGGTCACATCTTCCTCAATGAGGTCTACAAGATGCTCGGGTTCCCACACACTCCCGCTGGTGCTGTGACCGGCTGGGTCAAGGGTAACGGCGACGACTTCGTTGACTTCAACATCTTCGAGGGTACCTTCGAGGGCGAGGACAAGAATGGACGTACTGTCACCAAGTGGGCGCTGGACTTCAACGTCGACGGCGTGATGTACGACAAGATCTGAGGTGACCATGCTTGACAAGATCGCATATTTCGCAGCCGGGGCTGTCACTGGCGGCCTTGGCGTATATTTCATTCTTGCTCGCAAGTTCGAGCAGGACTTCCAAGAAGCTACAATCGAGATCAACAAGGAGCTTGCAGAAATTGCTGAAGCGAAGCACAAAGAGCGAGTGGGAGATGGCCCTGATCCAGAGGATCGCGAACCCGATCCTGAGCCGGTGGTACCGAGCGCTGTTGTGGACTACTCTCCGACTCCTGTGGAAGATTCCGACCAGGAGGAAGTGACCAAGCGTACGATGGATCGACAGCACTTCGAGGCCTACCAGATCACCGAAGAGGAGTATCGGGCTAAGGGCCATCAGGAGCATGTCGAGCTCACGTACTACATGGAGGACGATGTCTTCGCTGACAACCGGGGTGTTCCTATGCAGGATACGTCCTGGTTCGACAACATCATCAGCGGTGTGTCTGCCTCCGATTCCATCATCTACGTCCGAAGCATGAGCCGCCACGCGGACTTCGAGATCACTCTTCTCGACGACTCGTACGAGCACTCAGTTCTCGGGGTTGAGTACTACGAGGACGAGTAATGATCGAGGCAGCACCGGATAACTCATATTTCGAGTGGCTTGTAGATCGAACCGGGGATACTCGCCAGGCTGAGTGCCCCGAGGAATCATATTTGAGCCTTCTCGAGATCATGCACCAGACACCGTTCCGGGTGACGATCCAGAACGACATCAACCGTGCACAGGATGGTATTGACCTGCGTAGGGCGTTCGTTCGAGAGAACAACGACGTATCCTACGTCTGGCTTAACGAGCAGTCTTGCTCCATGCTCGAGATGTTCATCGCTTTGGCCGAGCGTATGGACATGATGCTCGAGGATGACGATACACCATATTCTCTGGAATGGTACTTCTGGGAGATGGTGAAGAACTGTGGCCTCTACGACTACACGGACGAGGTACTGTTCAACCCCCGCCACGAGGAGGAAGTCGACTCCATCCTTGAGCGGATCAACTCGCGGGATTACACCAAGATGGGACACGGATCCATGTTCCCTCTTCGTGCGATTCCGCTTCATGGCGCACGTGATATGCGGAAGGCTGAGCTCTGGGCCCAGATGAACGCCTACGCAAACGAGAACTATATGTAAGGAGCCTCATGGATTTCTACCGAATCTGCGAGCGTACCACAAAGAGTGGAAAGGTGGAAATCTACCCTGAGTTCCTCGTCGGTAGGTCGAGGGATATTCTCATTCAGGGACGAGACTTCCAGGCAATCTGGGATGAGGAGAAGGGGCTCTGGTCTACAGACGAGTTTGACGTCGCTACGTTTGTAGACCGGTCCCTCTTCGAGCACCAGAAGAATCACAAGGGTCAGATCGAGACCGTTGTGAAAACTATGTCCAACTATAACACGGGACTATGGACCAGCTTCCAGACTTGGAAGTCCAGGCTCCCTGACAACGGGCAGGAGCTTAACAGCAAGCTTATATTTGCGGACAGTACTCCTAGAAAGGAAGACTATGCCACGGCCAGGCTCCCGTACTCCCTCGAGGAGGGTTCGCCGGACGCTTGGGGAACTCTCATTGGAACTCTATATGATGAGGATGCTCGACGAAAGCTTGAGTGGCTCATCGGCTCCATTGTGGCTGGAGACTCTAAGAGGATTCAGAAATTTGCCGTCTTGTATGGTCCCCCGGGTTCCGGAAAGTCAACGGTCCTCAACATTCTGGAACTTCTATTCCAAGGTTATACAACTACGTTCGATGCAGGATCTCTTGGATCCAAGTCTGATCAGTTTGCGACCAGCTCTCTCGGTAAGAGTTCGCTCGTGGCCATCGATCAAGACGGAGACCTCTCAAGAATCGAGACCAACGGTCTACTCAATAGCGTGGTCGCACATGAGACGATTCTCATCAATGAGAAGGGAGTTAAGCGATACCCTAAACGGATTAACGCGATCCTTTTCATCGGCACTAACAAGCCTGTCAAGATCACTGACTCTAAGTCAGGAATCATCCGACGACTGATTGATATCTCCCCCACCGGACAAACTGTGGGGGCTGATGAGTATCAGACGCTGATGACTCAGATCCGAGATGAGCTTGGTAGGATCGCTAATCACTGCCTTGGGGTGTATCGTAGTCTTGGTAAGCACTATTACGACGCCTATAAGCCCCAGGATATGATGATGAAGACTAACGTTATCTACAACTTTGTCGAGGAGAACTATCTCCTATTCAAGGAAGAAGAATTTGTTAGTCTCACAATGGCGTACAAGCTGTATAAGGAGTACTGTAGTGAGAGTAATATCCCGTACCCGTCGAGTCGGCACCAGTTCCGGGAAGAGCTCAAGGATTACTTCGATCGCTTCGATGAGCGACGACGATTTGGGGGTGATCGACTGCGCAATGTGTATTCCGGCTTCAAGTATCACCTACTGGATCCTGCCGAACTCGAAGCTACTCCAGAGGAGCCATATTCGCTCGACCTGGATTCTTCCGAATCCATTCTCGACGAGGCCCTTGCTGATTGCCCGGCACAGCAAGCCGGACCTTCTGGCACTCCGCAGTTCCGATGGGCGAACGTTCATACCGCTCTAAAGGACATTGATACGCATGAGGTCCACTATGTCAAAGTCCCTGATAACCACATCGTCATCGACTTTGATATCAAGCAGGACGGTCGGAAGGACCTTAATCGAAACCTTCAAGCAGCCTCAGAATGGCCCCCTACCTACGCCGAGACCAGTCAAGGTGGTAATGGAGTTCACCTCCACTACATCTACGACGGAGACCCTTCCGAACTGGCGAGGCTCTACGACGAAGACATTGAGATCAAGGTCTTCACAGGTGATTCCTCTCTGAGGAGAAAGGTCACCCACTGCAACAACATCCCGGTGGCTCATATTTCGGAGGGGCTGCCGTTTAAGGAGAAGAAAGTGATCAACAAGACCACCATGGCCAACGAGAAGAAGGTCAGGGAGCTTATTGAACGCAACCTTCGGAAGGAGATCCATCCCTCGACCAAGCCCTCGGTCGACTTCATTGCCAAGATCCTCCGTGACGCCAAGGAACAGGGGATGGTCTATGACGTCAAGGACCTGAAGCCTCGTGTGCTGGCATTCGCCATGAACTCGACCCATCAGTCCGAGGCGGCTATCAAGACCGTGATGGAGATGCCGTTCACCAACGAGGATCCTGAGGAGAAGTCTGTTGGGTTCCCCACTGGTGAGCTCGTATTCTTCGACTGTGAGGTGTTCCCAAACCTGTTCCTTGTGAACTGGAAGGTGAAGGGTAATCCGACTGTGCATCGGATGATTAACCCCACACCCGAAGAGATCGAGGCCCTCTGTGAGATGCGGCTTATCGGCTTCAACTGCCGTAAGTACGACAACCATATTCTCTATGCTCGTACGCTGGGCTTCAACAACGCCAAGCTGTACGACTTGAGCAAGCGTATCATCGAGAACAGTGTTACTGCTGGGTTCGTTGAGGCATACAACCTGTCCTATACCGACGTGTACGACTTTGCAGCTACCAAGATGTCCCTCAAGAAGTGGGAGATCGAGCTTGGGCTGCATCACCAGGAGCTCGGCCTTCCTTGGGACGAGAACGTTCCTGAGGATCGTTGGGAGGAAGTTGCAGCTTACTGTGACAATGACGTTATCGCCACAGAGGCGGTATTTGATCACCTCCATGCGGACTGGCAGGCCCGCCTTATGCTTGCCGAGCTGTCTGGCTTGACTCCTAATGACACAACCAACAAGCACAGTCAATTCATCATCTTCGGGAAGAACAGGAACCCTCAGAGTGAATTCGTTTACACCGATCTCAGTGAGCAATTCCCTGGCTATCAGTACTCTTTCGGCAAGTCTACCTATCGTGGGGAGGAGGTCGGTGAGGGCGGATACGTCTACGCCGAGCCAGGAATCTACGTCGACGTCGCACTTCTCGATGTTGCGAGCATGCATCCCACTTCAATCGAGTGTCTCAACCTCTTCGGAGACCGATACACTCAGCGTTTCAGCGAGATCAAGCAAGCCCGAGTCGCCATCAAGCACCACGACGACAAGCTCGCAGGATCTCTGCTAGACGGAGCTCTCAAGCCGTTCCTTGAGGAGGGTGTGGACTATGAGGCACTGGCCTTTGCTCTTAAGATCGTCATCAACTCGGTGTACGGTCTCACTGCAGCGAAGTTCCCCAATGCTTTCAAGGACCCCCGGAACGTCGACAATATCGTCGCAAAGCGTGGCGCTCTGTTTATGGTGGATCTGAAGCACTTCGTCCAGGAGCAGGGCTTCGACGTTGCGCACATCAAGACCGACTCGATCAAGATCCCGAGGGCTACTCCCGAGATCATCGAGAAGGTCATGGAGTTCGGCAAGAAGTACGGCTACACCTTCGAGCACGAGGCTACTTACGACCGTATGTGTCTTGTGAACAAGGCCGTCTATGTCGACTACGAGGATGGGAAGTGGAGCGCCACCGGTGCCCAGTTCCAGCACCCCTACGTCTTCAAGGAGCTCTTCTCGAAGGAGGAGCTGGATATTCGAGACGTGGCGGAGACCAAGAGCGTCACCACTGCTCTGTATCTGAACAACGGAACAGAAGAGAACCCTGAGATGGAGTTCGTCGGTAAGACCGGCGCCTTCGTCCCCGTAAACCGTGGAGGCGGGATCCTTCTCCGCGAGAAAGATGGCAACTACCATGCCGCATCAGGCAGTACCGGTTACCGGTGGGTACAGTTCGAGTCCTTCAAGGAAGCCCACGCAGAAGACTGGAAGGAGTACGTCGCTTGGGACTACTTCGAAGGTCTTGCTGACGCTGCAAAGGCTGCGGTGGGAGACTTCGGGGACTTCGAGGCCTTCACCCTTGAAGCTTGAGCCGTATATCTGGAACGGAGATAATGATGGCTGAGTACGTGAACCAGTGGGAGTCATACAAGGAGCTCTCGATCGAGAATGACCGGGATCCGGTTCTTGATGATCCGATCATCTACGGAGTCAACGTCAAGCACTTCACCTTGACGGTATATTCTCCTGACGGTCGAGTCAAGAAGTACTGGAATTCCCGGATCCTCCAGGATCAGCTGGGTCGATGCCGGATCGCGTGTCCTCGTGATGGCAAGATTCTGTGCTTTGCCTGGTTCGAGTGGACTTCGTATATGTTCTCCCACGACGGTCTGAACGAGCTGGTGTTTATGCCCAGGACGAATTCTAGGCTTCCATCTACTCTCTGGAACACAAAGGAGGTGAAGTAATATGGGATGCTGGCACTGGGTTCTTGTTCGTGGTCCTTTCTGGCAGCGGCACTGGATGTTTGTTCAGGATGCAGGATGCTTCCGTCATAACTACACCTGATGTGTAAAATCCCCCGGGTCTGTAAAAGGGCCCGGGGGTTCGCGTCAGAAACTAAGGGTAATATGAGACCCCTCTACTCGAAAGGAAACCCTCATGCTGCCCGTTGCCAAGATTATCATCGCCGGACTCTCCTCCATTGGAGCTGGTATGATTGCCAGCAAGCTCACCAAGCCCCTGGTTTCGAACGCAAATGGAATCGCTAAGATTCTGCTTTGGTTCGGATCCGTGGGCACTGGTGTTGCTGCTAGTGCAATCGTTGCCCGCGAAGTGGAGCTGCAGTTCGATGCGACCGTCAAGGCCGTACAGGAAGCTCGAGACCACGTCGAGATCGAAGACTGATCTCCAGTTTATACCCCATTAACTTGGGGTATAGGCTTTTCTGAAAGGAGCACACATGGGAAAGATTGTCGTTCACGAGAAGCGACTGACTATTGACGGGGACTTCCTCTCGCTTGAGGACTGCTTCGAGGCATTCCGGCGCAGTGTCGAGTATGCTGAGAGTCACGACATTGATGACACCCTCGTCATCTCGAGCTCGATCGATACGGTTGAGTTCCAGCGAGCGAACGGGAACAGCGTCCTCGCAACCTATGACGATATTCACAAGGTGCTGATCATGCGCCTCTTCCTCAACGAAGGGGACGTGGTGATCAAGCCCATCTATATTTATAACCACAGCGAGTACCAGACGGCCTGCAGCTTCATGCGTCAGGTCCTTGGTGGGCAGCTTGAACTCAAGAAGGAGTGGCTTGCATGAGCCAGCGAGACAAGAGCGTCATTGACTACTTCACCCCCGACGGTCAGCTTCGAGAGGAGGCTGGTGAGTTCGAGGGACTGGACTTAGAGCCCTTTATCGACAAGCGGTCCAAAGTCACCCCTGCTTTCTCCAGCGCACTCATGGGGGTGATGCAGTTCGATCTCGAGAATGATGTTGAGGTCAGCTTCTACCGCCAGCCCAACTGTGTCTACGGGGAAATCTCTTACCCCAACGGCATAAAGACCATCCTCTTCAAGTGCCGACAGCGCAAGAACCTCACCGGGTTCATCCGTAAGGTCCTGGAGATCGGATCCTGGGACACCACTCGAGTTCACACCGACTTCCGCATTCACGCCGACTTCTGAGGAGCACACAATGGCACGACTTGGCAACCTGACAATCGAGAACGCCCGCATCTTCTTCAAGGACTTCTCTGCCGCTGGTCCTTACGCCGGTGGTACGAAGCGCACGTTCTGCGTCGAGATCCCCGAGGATATGGTGGAGGACCTCGAGCGAGACGGATGGAACCTGAAGTCCCGGGAGTCTCGGAATGACCCGGATGCCCTCACCCACTATCTCAAGGTGGAGGTGTCCTACCGGGCTCGTCCTCCGAAGATCGTCTGTATCCCGAACCTGACTCGTCGGAAGGTGTTCATCACAGAGCAGACGGTGGACAGCCTGGACTACGTCGAAATCCTGAACGTGGACCTCACGATCAACCCCTACGTCTGGGAGGTCAACGGAAACTCCGGCGTGAAGGCATATTTGGGCACCATGTATGTCACTATCGCCGAGGACCCGCTCGACGCCAAGTACGAGGACGGAGAGGAGGCCGCCTGATGCGACGTTACGGATTCTTCAACTTCCTGTTTGATGTCTTCATGGTCTCGGTGACCGGAGGATTCTGGCTGATCTGGATCTTCATTCGGGAGATGCGGCGCGGCTGATTTTATACCCCGGGGTCTGTAAAAGGGCCCCGGGGTCCCCCACTCATAGAAAGGACACACGTGGCTAGCCGACTTATCGTCAGTGCTGATGATATTCTGAAGGCGGTCAAGGAATCAGAGGCGTTCGAGAGGAAGGCCCTCTCTGAGGCTCGTAAGCGAGATCGAGCTGAGGGCAAGGAACCTCGAGAGACTCTGTATCCTAACCCGGATCTTAAGCCTGGTCGAGAGATCGTGCTCGACTACATCAAGAACCCTGAGCGTCGTCGTACGCCACGGTGTTCCGTTCATCTCGAGAAGCGGACTGCGAACAACAGCTATCGTTTTATCGTAGACGTGTCTCAGGTAAGGAATCGAGAGCTTGCGGATGAGATTGAGAAGGATCTCTTCGCATTCATGGACTATATTCTCGACGAGTACGACATCCCACGACGCATCAAAAGGAGCACCAAATGATTACTCTTATCAAGGTTGACGAGGGCCCCGTCGACATCTACGAGCTTCGTATGCAGTACCTTGCTAAGCTCAAGCAGACGGACGGGGTCATGCTTCCTACGTTCATCTACCGAAACAAGGACCTCTTCGTTACAGAGTTCAAGCCCACTTGTGACGACCAGTGGATCATGTACATGACAAATGTCGAGGGGGTCATCACCAAGATGCGGATCAAGAACGGCGACCTGATGAGTAACGGGTCGGTTCTGTTCCTTGCTGAGGAGCGGAAGACCTACAACGCCAAGGAGTACTATGACTACTGGACTGCTCGTGAGGGGAAGCCTGCTCCGTTCTTCTACGAGTCCCGGCAGTACCATGTGAAGTCGTTCATGCGGGTTCCCGGCTCCACTGATCTGTGGATCACTGCTGAGCGAGAGACCGGACACTGGTATACCTTCCGCATGTCTGATGACCTCAAGTCCAAGTTCACTCGCCACACTATAACGAACGAGAAGGGACACCAGAGTTATGACTGGGTTCTGAAGAACGTCGAGTGGGCCGCCGACACGATTCGTTATTTCTGAGGAGGATATTGTGGAGCTGACTTCAGCTGGATATTACAAGATCCCTCGGTATATGGGATGGAAGGAATTCCTTGCTCATACCCGAGCAGTTTTGGATTGCGGGAACCACATGTATATTCAGTTCTCGATGAAGGAGGGGCCTGTTCTGGTGACAGATTTCCGTAAGGAGAATGGCCTAGATCTGGACAACGCATGGCTATTCACTGTCTCTGGGGTCGGGCATACTCTCATCGAAGACATCACCAACTTCAAGTTCATTCAGTTCCGGCCTAACACAGAATGGGTGGCAATCAACATGGGAAACACCAAGCGACTCGGCGTCAACGACTTCAACGAGTTCCGCATCAGCGAGACGTTCCAACACCTGCATCCGGTCATTTTCTTGCGCGCTGGATATTTCTGGAACGTGATGGGTATGGAGCCTACCGACGCCGAGGTTAACGGTAACAAGGTGTGGTACCTTTACCTGAAGCGTCAGGACAAGGACTTCATGATTAGGGTTGATTTCAGCGGTGATCAGAAGTTCATCTTCAACCCCATCTCGAACACTTGGAGTCTTGAGGACCCGACTCAGGAGATCAAGGACCTTGAGGGGATCAAGCAGACTCTCCGAGCCGATGCTATCCTGGATGTGACGGTTTCGGGCGTACCTATGAAGCTGATCCGAGTCCAGGAGATCGCAAAGGGGGTTCTCTTCTTCGTCTTCCAGGATGAGGAGAAGAACAAGCGGTACTACTACAACCGCCCAGCCATCAAGCTCCGTATCGTAACGGATCCGACCACTGGCGAGCAGAAGTACCTCCTGGACCACATCAAGGCCATGCACATTGACTGAGCGCTGGAGAAATTTACCCCACCCCTTCTCAAGGTATGAGGCATCTGATCTCGGTCGGGTGCGTAATATCTTGAGTGGGCGAGTTCTTCGGATCCAGAAGTGCTCAGACGGGGCTCCCGGGTTCTCCTTGTACAGGGATGATTCAGGTAAGCAGACCATGGTTCGCTGTGGGATTGTTATCTGGCGTGCGTTCAACGGAGAGCCCGGGAGGGGGCACTACGTTATCCACCTGAATGGTGACATGGCTAACGCCCGTCTTGAGAACCTGGATCTCGTATCGTACTCGGCGTACCGGCAGGCCTGGTATGACGACTACAATGCTCGGATGGATGCTCTCTTCGAAGAGACCCGGTCCGAGTTCGACGACTATATCTTCGGCTCATGCACTGAGTCGGAGGAGGATAGAAAGGCTCGCTTTGGCGACTGAGCAGTGGGTGACGATCAAGCATCCCTTTGAGAAGTACGCGGTCTCTGACTTGGGGAGGGTTCGGAATAAGCGGACTGGTCGTTTTCTGACCCCCACCCTTGACAAGCAGACCTGGTTCTACCGGATGTACCCTGTCGGTGGGAAAAAGCAGCTTAAGCGGTCCGCTGGGGTGCTTGTGTGGACTGCCTTTGTCGGTTGGATTCCTGATGGATACTTTGTACAGTATCGGGATGGGAACCGACGGAACTTCTGGGTGAAGAACCTCTATCTCAAGAGCAACTCCGAGTTCCGCAAGGAGGAGTACGCTGAGGGTCGAGCTGGGTTCTTGCTTGAGGAGTATGAGTCGGCATTCGACGAGTGGATCTTCGGAGACTGTCTCGAAAGGAGAACACACTAACCATGACAGTTACGTATCGCCCTGAGCAGATCCAGGCGGTGCGTCAACTGCAGAACGGCAGCATCTTGGCGGGTGGCGTTGGTTCGGGGAAGACCCTGACAAGTCTGGCGTGGTACCTCACGTCGGTTTGTAACGCCGCCTCGTTCAAAGAAGGGGGGTCCTTGATCAAGAAGAAGGTCAAGGGCTCCCCTACGCTGTATGTCATCACAACCGCTAAGAAGCGGGACTCCCTTGAGTGGGAGGAGGAAGCTGCGCGTCTCGGTCTGAGTACAGATCCTGCATGTAGTTTCACAGGTTCATCCATCGTGGTGGACTCGTGGAACAACATCGGGAAGTACTCGGATCGAGAACACGCGGTATTCTTTTTTGATGAGCAGCGTGCTTCCGGCAGTGGGCGCTGGGTCAAGGAGTTCTTGAAGATCACTCGTAAGAACACCTGGCTTCTGCTCTCGGCCACCCCTGGAGATGTCTGGATGGACTACCTCCCGGTGTTCATGGCTCACGGATTCTTCAGGACTCGTACGGAGTTCATGGAGGATCATGTCATATTTGACCGCTTCGCGAAATACCCCAAGGTCAAACGATACATAGGGGAGGCGAAGCTGCAGCGACTTCGTCGGAGTATCCTTGTGGAGATGCCGGTGGAGCGACACACTACTCGTGAGAGGGAGACTGTCTACTGTGACTACGACCGTGACTTGTATAAGTGGGTCGTGAAGAACAGGATGGATCCCTGGACAGAGGAACCCCTTAGAGATGCAGGTGGGGTCTGTAGAATCTTGAGAAAGGTGGTCAGTGATAATGACTGGCGTTCAGAGCAAGCCAAGCGCATACTCTCAAGCAATGAGAGGGTTATCGTATTCTACAATTACAACTATGAGCTCGATCGAATCCTTGCAGTTTCAGAGAGCCTTGGACTGCCTACGGCGCAATGGAATGGACATCGGCACGATGCTATACCAGCAGAACCTCGATGGGTCTATATCTGTCAGTACACCTCGGCAGCAGAGGGATGGAACTGTACTAGTACCGATACGGTTCTCTTCTGGTCCCTCAACTATTCCTGGCGAGTGACGGAGCAGTGTGAGGGTCGGATTGACCGATTGAACACGCCTTATTCTCGGTTGAAGTACTACTTTCTTGAGTCGAAATCGTCGATTGATGAGGCTGTTCGGCGGTCATTGAACTCGAAGAGGGTGTTCAACGAGAGGGCATTTGTCGGTTAGAATACGTGTGACGACTGGGCCATTGGCCCACTTTTTTGGAATTTGGCCCACTTTTTCATGTTACAGATGTGACTAATGTGACTCGAAAACGTGGGTGGGCCAAAAAAGTGGGCCAGGGCGTCACACGTATTGTAGGACTTTTCCTTGGAATTGCAACGAAAAGTCAGGGTGGGCCATTTTTTGTGAAATATATTAATTGATTGATTGATTGATTTTTTTTATTATATATGGAAATAGGGTTTTTGGCCAACTTTTTGTCCCACCCCTTCTTGAGGCCGTTTGATGATGTTTGATGATGTTTATCGATCGAATTTTCACATTGGTCACATCTGTAACAAAACCTACCTAATTCCAAGAATACCCCTTCTACAATACGTGTGACACCCCACGTCGCAAACTACGCATATAATGATAAGAAGGATAGAAACAAGCCTATCCCTTCTTATAGGCTTACCCAGAGGAGCACACCATGCGTGAGTCACAATTCCAAGCACAGCTCATCAAGAAGCTGAACAAGATGCTGCCGGGGATCATCATTCTGAAAAATGACCCCAACTACATTCAAGGTATACCCGATTTGATTCTTCTCTACAAGAATCGTTGGGCGGCCCTTGAGGTGAAGCGAGGCGCCATTGCCTCAGTCCGTCCGAACCAAGCACACTATGTTCGGACAATGCATGCCATGTCGTATGCAGCATTCATCTACCCTGAGAACGAGAGCGAGATCCTCAGTGAAGTTCAACAATCACTCACAGCTTAATGGAGCCCACGCATTCCTGAGTGCCAGTAAGTATCACTGGCTCAACTACTCACCAGACAAACTTATCGAGTCCTTCCGGACTTCCCAGGCCGCAGCAAAAGGCACCCGTCTTCACGAGCTCGCCGCTGAGCACATTCGTCTGAAGATGCGCATGCCCCGAAACAAGGTGACGTTCAATAACTATGTTAACGATGCTATTGGGTTTCGGATGGTCCCGGAGCAAGTCCTGTTTTACTCGGTCAACTGCTTTGGTACTGCTGACGCTATCTCCTTTGACAAGGGCCTGCTTCGCATCCACGATCTGAAGACCGGCGTTCACCCGGCTAAGGTTGATCAACTCATGATCTACGCCGCGCTCTTCTGCCTTGAGTATGATGAGCGTCCTGGAGCTATTAACTACGAGCTCCGTATCTACCAGAATGACGATATTCAGGTAGCTAACCCTGAGGGTGAGGATATTGCCCGAATCATGGACACCATCATCCAGTTCGATAAGCTGATCGAGAAGATCAAGGAAGAGGAGGCCTAATGGATCTCGCCCACTATGGTGTTAAGCGCCGTTCCGGGCGCTATCCTTGGGGTTCTGGTCAGGACCCGCACCAGCACTCTGGTGACCTGCTTTCCACCATCAAGGACCTCAAGGCGAAGGGTCTCAGCGAGACTGAGATCGCCAAGGGCCTTGGAATGACCACCACCCAGCTTCGAGCCCAGAAGTCCATTGCTAAGAACGAGAAGCGTAAGGCTGACGTTGCAATGGTGGCCCGGCTCAAGGAGAAGGGGATGTCTAACACGGCCATTGGTCGCCGTATGGGCATCAACGAGTCCTCCGTTCGAGCGCTTTTAGACCCCACCCTCAAAGAAAGGGCGGGGAGTACTGAAGCTCTGGCTAAGGAACTCAAGAAGCAGGTCGGTAAGGACGGTCTACTTGACGTCGGACTCGGCGTTGAGGTAAACATGGGTGTTACGAGCACCAAGATGAAGACCGCAACCGCCATGCTCGAGGCTGAGGGCTATCACGTCCACAAGGTGAAGGTCCAGCAGCAGACGACTGGCAAATTCACCGAAATGAAGGTCCTGGTGCCTCCGGGCATGGACTACAAGACGGTTCTGGCCAAGCGGGGCGAAATTAAAGCCCCCGGTGTCAATATTGAGGACCGGGGTCGTACAGTGTACGGTATCGAGAAGCCCACTGCAGTTTCCAGCAAGCGACTGAAGGTTCGCTATGGAAACGAGGGTGGTACCGATATGGACGGCGTTATTGAGGTTCGACGAGGAGTCAAAGACCTCTCCCTCGGTGGCTCAAACTATGCCCAGGTTCGTATCTCTGTCGATGGTACGCACTATCTCAAGGGTATGGCGATGTACTCGGATGACATTCCTAAGGGATATGATCTCCGGTTCAACACCAACAAGAACCCCACCGGCAATAAGCTTGACGCCCTCAAGAAGCAGACTGGTGACCCTTCGAACCCGTTCGGTTCGGTGATTCGCAAGCAGCTTCACTACACCGATGCCCACGGCAAGAAGAAGCTGTCGGCGATGAACATCGTCAACGATGAGGGTACTTGGGGCGATTGGTCGAAGACCTTGAGTTCCCAGTTCCTCTCGAAGCAGCCCGTCTCTCTCGCCAAGCAGCAGCTGCAGAAGGTTCGGGACAAGCGACGTGCCGAGTTCGAAGAGATCATGGCTCTGACAAATCCCTCCGTTAAGAAGAAGCTGCTTCAGTCTTTTGCAGACTCAGTGGATTCTGACGCTGTGGATCTGAAGGCCGCCGCTCTTCCTCGACAGGCCAGCCAGGTCATCCTTCCCGTCCCCAAGATGAAGACCACTGAGGTTTACGCCCCCAACTTCAAACATGGGGAGAAGGTTGTTCTTGTTCGTCACCCTCATGGTGGACGATTCGAGATCCCAGAACTGACAGTCAACAATAAAAACCCCCATGCCAGAAAAGCCATAGGGACTAAGGTGAAGGATGCCATTGGTATCCACCCCAAGGTCGCTGAGCGTTTGTCTGGTGCGGACTTTGATGGTGACTCAGTTCTCTGCATTCCTAACAATAGCGGAAAGGTCAAGACCTCACCAGCTCTTAAGGGACTGAAGGATTTTGACCCCAAGGCTATGTATCCGGCATACCCTGGTATGAAGCCCATGACTTCTAAGCAGAAGCAGATGAAGATGGGTGAGGTTTCAAACCTCATTACCGATATGACTATCGGTGGTGCAAACCAGGCTGAGATTGCCCGTGCTGTTCGACACTCCATGGTTGTGATTGATGCTGAGAAACACAAGCTCAACTACAAGCAGTCCGAGATCGATAATGGTATTGCCGCCCTCAAGAAGAAATACCAGGGCAAGGCAAATGCTGGGGCTTCTACTCTAATCAGTCGTGCTTCTTCCGAGAAGCGTGTTGCTGAAAGAAAAGCCCGGTCCGCTTCAAAGGGTGGGCCTATCGATAAGCGGACAGGACGCAAGGTCTATGAAGAGACTGGGGCTACTTATGTGGACAAGCATGGTAAGACTGTGCTTCGTACAGAGAAGTCTACTAAGTTGGCCGAGACCCATGATGCATACTCCCTTGTTTCTAAGAACGGGAGTGCTATCGAAACGGTCTATGCCAACCACTCTAACGAACTGAAGGCTATGGCTAATGAAGCCCGTAAGGCTACGCTTGCGATCCCCTCTGTTCGAAAGAACCCCCAGGCCGCCAAGACATACGCCCCTGAAGTTAAGTCCCTCAAGGCCAAAGTAAACGAGGCCCTCCGGAATAAACCCAGGGAAAGACAGGCACAGGTCCTAGCTGATGCGGTCATCAGGGCTAAGAAGCAGGCTGATCCTACTCTAGCCACTGATAAGGAGCGCCTCCAGAAAGCCCGCCGCCAGGCTTTAGCCGAGGCCCGTTCAAGAACGGGGGCTGGTAAGAAGCCTTTCGCTATCACTCCTCGAGAGTGGCAGGCTATCCAGGAAGGTGCTGTCTCACAGGCTGCTCTCAACAAGGTTCTTGAACTTGCTGATGAATCAGTAGTAAGGGAACTGGCTACACCTAGGTCGCAGCCTAAGGTATCGTCTAGCATGGTGTCCAGAGCCAAGGCTATGAGTAGTAGAGGTAAGACTGCTGCTGAGATTGCTGAAGCTTTGGGAATTTCTACAACATCTGTTCACCGTGCTCTAGAGGAGGGCTGACCACACCATGGTACACACCCTCTCACAGGGCCTCTCTGAGGAGGTCTACTATGGCTAGGATGTTGAGTACAATCGACAATCCTTACGATCCAAGAACTTCATGGGACGAATGGTTTGCTTTTGACACAGCCCACGGCTACGGCACCTGTGGCCTCCTGTCCAGGCTGTGCACATCAAGCGATTCGTTAAGTGAAGAACTTGAAATCGAAGAAATTGAAAATGCAATTGATCGAATTCTCAATCTTGATGGAACAAATTTCTATCAAACTTTTGAAATCGATGATTAAAAAATAAAAATTTCTTCGTCAACCCGGGGGAGGGGGGTCTCACATTTAGGCCCCCCACCCTCATCGCCGCCCCCTCCATATTTTCCCCGGAGGGATATTTGGAAAGCCAATTGGGGATTAGATTCTAGGGCCCACGGGAAGTTTCTCGTGTGCTCCTTTCTTCCCGCTGGTCTCGCTCACAACGGGCCCTAGAATCTAACCCCTAATTGGCCCCAAACGCCCTCTATCTAAGGAGCAACTATGGGTAAAAGGGCCGCAACACCCTCTAAACCCGCTCGAACTGTGGAACAACGAGAGGCGCAGATGATCAATCTGGCGCTTGAGCTCGCTGAGAAACAACTTCGGGAGGGTACAGCACCGGCAACCACGGTGAACCACTACCTCAAGCTCGCCTCCACAAGAGAACAGCTGGAGGTAGAGAAGCTGAGGAACGAAACAGCACTCCTCGAGGCAAAGAAGACGGCGCTAGTCAGCGCTGAGCAAGCCGAGAAGATTGCCAAAGAAGCCATCGAAGCCTTCCGTACATACTCTGGAGCGGGAGATGTTACGAACGTATACTGAACTGGCGCGCCTCGAGACCTTTGAGGAGCGGTTTGACTACCTGGCTCTCACCGGGCAAGTCGGAACATCTACGTTTGGCTTCGATCGTTACCTGAACCAACGATTCTACACCTCTACGGAGTGGAAGAAGGTCAGGAACTTTGTTCTGGCTCGAGATGAAGCCTGTGACCTCGGGATCGAGGGACTTGACATCAGATACATGCCGCTAATCCACCACATGAATCCGATTCAACCCAGAGATCTCGAGGAATTCAATCCAGACATCCTCGAGCCAGAGTTTCTCATTACCACCACCAAGAATACCCACAACGCGATACACTTCGGAGACCGATCGAGGTTGACACCACGAGTTGTTGAGCGTCGACCGAATGATCAAGCTCCCTGGAGGATCTAATGGGAACCATTCTTGAAGACACTAAGAAGGCAATCGGCATTATGCCGGGATATAATGTCTTCGACGACCAGATCCTAATGCATATCAACACTGCACGAATGGATCTCGCACAATTGGGGCCAAAATGCGATACCCCGATTGAGAAAGATACCGCTTGGACCGTCTTTGATTCAATTGACGACGAGGCGGCTATCAAGTCTTACATCGCCATGAAGGTTAAGCTGTTCTTCGACCCACCGGGGAACTCCTTCTTGGTATCGGCATACCAGAAGCTGATCGAGGAGGCAGCATGGCGACTGATTTATCAGACCGAGGGGAAGCAGAGGTAGAAGACCTCGTCCACCACGGCGTAAAAGGCCAGAAATGGGGCGTCATCCGCAAGAAGGCTAGCGCTGGTCGGAAGGCCACCATCAAGGCTATCCAGAAGAGCGGGCGATTCACCGCCAACGCCACTAAGACAACCATCAAGACTGCTCGAACTGGGGCAGCTAAGGTTCAGAAGGCTAAGCAGGCTCACGATGCCCGAGTTGCCGGAAAGAAACAGGCAAAGGCCGATGCCAAGGCCCGAAAGAAGTTCGCAAACCGCGGATACAAGAAGATCAGCGACTCCGAGCTTCAGTCCAGAATTAAGCGGCTGGAGCAAGAGAAACGCTATCGGGAGCTCAAGGCCGATCGCCACCTGGTTCGAGGTCGTGAGGTCACTCGATCGATCCTCGAGAACTCTCTGACTAAAGCTGGTACCTATGCCGGTACGAAACTTATGAAATCTGCGTTTGACAACGCATTTGAGGGCGCTACTGGTGGTAAGGCAGGTAAGAAGTCTGCGGCTGAGACGCTCAAGAAGGCTGCTGAGAAGGCGAAGGAAGCTGCAGAGGCAGCGTCTGTCGTCGCCGAGGAAGCCAAGAGCGAAGCTCGATCTGTCGGTGGTCCTGCCCTGAAGAAGGCGCCCAAATCTAAGCAGATCGAGAAGCCGAAGTCTTATAAGCAGACCAAGCCTTCTCCCAAGAAGAAGCGCTACCCGCGCAACCCTGGGAGCACAGCTAAGTAATGCTCTCGAACACCGCAGTACCAAAATACTACGGGCAGTTTCGAGATGCAGTCGTCCGAGGAGAGATTCCGGTATGCGAAGAGATCTCATGCGAGATGAATCGTATCGATGCTCTTATCGCAAACCCAGAATATTACTACGACGACAAATCTGTAGAGGGATTTATCGCTTATTGCGAGAACGAGCTCACGCTGTCCGACGGAGCCGACCTCCATTTGCTCGACAGCTTCAAGCTCTGGGCCGAACAGCTCCTTGGCTGGTACTACTTCGAGGATCGCCAGGTCTTCGTCCCGTATGAGGATGGAGTCGGCGGTCGATACGAGACCAAAACAGTAAAGAAGCGCCTTACAATCAAGCAGTATCTGATCGTTGCTCGTGGAGCGGCGAAGTCGATGTATATGTCACTCATCCAGAACTACTTCATGGTGATTGACACTACAACGACGCATCAGATCGCTACGGCTCCGACCATGAAGCAGGCTGAAGAGGTGATGGGTCCTTTCCGGACCGCTATCACCCGAGCCAGAGGTCCGCTGTACAAGTTCCTGACCGAGGGATCCATTCAAAATACAACTGGTGCGAGGGCTAACCGCCAGAAGCTGGTTGCTACGAAGAAGGGTGTGGAGAACTTCCTCACCGGATCCCTCCTCGAGGTTCGACCCATGTCTATCGACAAGCTGCAGGGTCTTCGACCCAAGGTTTGTACAGTAGATGAGTGGCTTTCCGGCGACATCCGCGAGGACGTGGTCGGTGCACTTGAACAGGGTGCCTCGAAGATCGATGATCCAGTAATCCTGGCCGTCTCGTCCGAAGGAACCATCCGCAATGCGGTGGGCGACACCATGAAGATGGAGTTGCTCAAAATCCTGAAGGGTGAATACATCGCCCCTCACATCTCAATCTTCTACTACCGCCTTGACGACATCAAGGAAGTAGCAGATCCTGCTATGTGGGTGAAAGCCCAGCCGAACATCGGCATCACTGTCTCTTATGATCGGTACCAGCAGGACGTCGAGCGAATGGAACAAGCTCCAGCTGCTCGAAACGACATCCTCGCCAAGAGGTTCGGAATCCCCATGGAGGGATACACCTACTTCTTCACCTACGAGGAGACAATCCCGCACAGGAAGAATACATTCTGGAACATGCAGTGCGCTATGGGCGCCGACTTGTCACAGGGTGATGATTTCTGTGCATTCACCTTCCTATTCCCACTCCGGAATCAGGCTTTCGGCGTAAAGACGCTGGCATACATCTCTGAGCTGACGCTCATGAAGTTGCCTGGTGCCCTACGCCAGAAGTATGACGAGTTCATCCAAGAAGGAAGCCTCCGAGTCATGGCGGGCACCGTCCTGGATATGATGGAGGTCTATGAAGATCTAGACCAGTACATCGACGAACAGAAGTACGACGTCTCAGCGTTTGGGTTTGACCCATACAACGCTAAGGAGTTCGTAACTCGGTGGGAGCAGGAGAACGGACCGTATGGTATTGAAAAGGTAATCCAGGGCGCTAGGACTGAATCGGTCCCCCTCGGGGAACTGAAGAAGCTTGCCTCGGAACGCCTTCTCATCTTCGACCAGGAACTCATGTCCTTCACTATGGGGAACTGCGTGACTCTCGAGGATACCAACGGAAACCGTAAGCTACTGAAGAAACGCTCGGAAGAGAAGATCGACTCGGTGGCTGCTCTGATGGATGCCTTCGTGGCATACAAGATCAACAAGGAGGCATTCGAATGAGCGAGGAGGTGAAATGGGTCTTAGTGATCGACTAGCTCACGCATGGAATGCGTTTTCAAAATCCCCGGACAAGAAGAACTTCACACCGGAGTACGGTTCGTGGACATTCGGTAATCCAAACCTGAATTACCGACCTGTCGTCGGCGACCAGACAATCGTCACGAGCATCTATAACCAGATTGCTATCGATGTATCGAATGTTCCTATTCGACACGTCAAGACTGACGATAATGGCAACCTCAAGAGCTACTACCGTAGCTACCTTGATGATTGCCTGTCTCTGAGCGCCAACATCGACCAGACCGGTCAGGGATTCTTCCAGGATTTGGTACTCACGCTCTTCGAGGAGGGCGCTGTAGCGATCGTTCCAGTAGATACAGATGTCAGCCCAGATCTGACTCAGGGCTATGACATCAAGTCTATGAGAGTCGGCACAATCCTGAACTGGTATCCTCGCCACGTTCGAGTTGAGGTCTACAATGACCAGACTGGACAGCGAGAACAGCTGACTCTCGAGAAGGAGTTTGTCGCTGTTGTACAGAATCCTCTGTACAGTGTGATGAATGCTCCGAACTCAACTCTGCAGCGGCTGACACAGAAGCTCCACTTGTTGGATGCCATAGATAAGCAGTCTGGATCTGGTAAGCTGGACATCATCATTCAGCTTCCATACGTCGTAAAGACTGAGCTGAAGAAGCAGCAGGCCGAGGCACGTCGAAAGGCGATTGAGGAACAGCTCGCTGGGTCGCAGTACGGTATCGCTTACACCGATGGTGCAGAGCGAATCACTCAGCTGAACCGACCTTCTGAGAACAACCTCATGAGCCAGATTCAGTGGCTCACCACCCAGCTATACAACCAGCTCGGAATGACTGAGGATGTCTTCACCGGCAAGGCTGATGCTCGACAGATGCTGAACTACCAGAACCGAACAGTTCGTCCAGTTCTGAAGGCGATCACGGATGCCATCACCAGGACTTTCCTCACGAAGACTGCCCGAACGCAGCGACAGCGGATCATGGCAATCGAGGATCCGTTCCTCAACGTCCCGCTGGAGGAGATGTCCAAGCTGGTCGACTCCGTCAAGCGCAACGAGATTGGTACTGCCAATGAGCTTCGACCGAAGTTCGGCTGGGCCCAGTCCGAAGACGAGACGGCAAACCAGTTGGTGAACTCCAACATCAATCCGATGGGCGAGGAACAGCCGCCTGGCGAAGAGCCGGTCGACGACGTCCCTGCATCGGAGGTACCAATTTCCGAACTGATGGAGAGTAGTCAAAATGGCAGTTAAGTGCGATTTCTCTGGCTACGCCACGAAGAACGATGTTCGGTGCTCGGATAACAAGGTCATCCGACACGGGGCATTCGCGGCGTACGATGGGAAGACTGTACCTCTGGTCTGGCAGCACAAGCACGGCGACGTTGAGAACGTCCTCGGGCATGCCGACCTCGAGGTTCGTGAGGACGGCGTCTACGCCTACGCCCACCTCAACAACACTGATCGTGGCCGGACCGCTCGAGAGATGGTCAAGAACGGCGACATCAAGGCGATGAGTATCTACGCTACCCACGTTCGGGCTCGGGGCAACGACGTTGTCCACGGCGAGCTCGTCGAGGTGAGCCTGGTGCTCCGTGGCGCTAACCCTGGTGCCCTCATCGACCAGGTCTCCATCGAGCATGGCGACAATGGCGATGAGATCGAGGCTGTCATCTACACGGATGCACAGCTGGACTTCGTTTCTCACGGTGATGAGGACGAGGATGAGGACTTCGAGGTGGAGGAGACGGATGACGTCGAGCACGCCGAGGAGGAGTCTGAGGCCGATGAGGCTGAGGGCGACGAGGATGACCCCACTCTCGGGGAGATCTTCGAAGGGATGACAGAGGAGCAGAAGACGGCGGTTTACGCCATCGTCGGACAGCTCGTCGATTCCGTAGATGAAGAGGCGGAGGAGTCGGAGACCGAAGAGGTTGAGGACACCGCCCATTCCGACACAACTGAGGATACTATGGCTCACAAGAACGTGTTTGAGGGCTCCGCTACCACCGAGGAGCTCCCCGTCCTGACTCACGCCCAGGTCGAGACCATCTTCGAGGACGCTCGCTCCAGCGGCTCCCTGAAGCAGGCCATCCTGGCCCACGCCGATGCTTACGGCATCAAGCAGATCGAGACCCTCTTCCCGGAGGCTAAGGATCTGTGGAATCAGCCGGAGTTCATCAAGCGCAAGACCGATTGGGTTAGCTCCGTCGTCGGCGCCGCTAAGCACTCCCCCTTCTCCCGCATTCGCACCCGCTTCGCCGACATCACGGCTGACGAGGCGCGGGCCCGTGGTTACATGAAGGGCAATAAGAAGGAAGACGAGGTCTTCACGCTTCTGCAGCGTACTACCTCGCCGACCACCATCTATAAGAAGCAGCGGTTGGATAGGGATGACATCCTTGACATCACTGACTTCGATGTCGTCTCCTACATCCGTGGCGAGATGAAGATCATGCTTGAGGAGGAGCTCGGTCGAGCCGTCCTCATCGGTGATGGTCGTCAGGCCTCCTCCAAGGACAAGATCAAGGAGGACTGCATCCGCCCGATTTACAAGGAGGACAGCCTCTACGCTCCTCGCGTCGTCCTGGCCAAGGAGACTACCACCGAGGACGTCCTGGACTCCATCGTCCGCGCTATGGACGACTACGACGGCGCTGGTAACCCGACCTGGTTCGCCGAGCCCCACATGGTCACCGAGATCCTGCTGCTCAAGGACAAGATGGGTCACCGTCTGTTCCGCAGCGTCTCCGAGCTTGCCGACTACGTCGGTGTCTCGAAGATTGTCAAGGTCCCGCTCATGAAGGGCCTGCAGCGCACCTCCACCAAGAACGGCGTTGTCGACGCTCTCGGTATCATCGTCAACATGTCCGATTACACCATCGGTGCGGACAAGGGTGGTCAGCTCTTCGCGGCTGAGGACTTCGACATTAGCTTCAACCAGTACCACTACCTGCTGGAGACCCGTCTCTCCG